CGAAAGGAAAAGGTATACCTGTAATCCATACTAAAGTCATAACATCTTTACTTTCTATTTTACTTATTGCATGGTATTTTAAGGTAGCTTTTTTACTTTTTTCATAGATAAAGAACTTACCATTTGAATCTACATAAAACTTGCCTCTATGTTTTGTCATGTCCGCAAAAGTATTTAATTGATACTTTAAATCATATAGATTCTTTAGTGGAGTTTTTAATCTTCTTTGTCCGATAGAATCTCCACTTATATTTCTATCATCAACTACTTTGTCGTCACACCAAAGCACACCATCTCGAGTTGTTACTTCGTCAGTATGTACAACATAAATCGGAAACCTTACCTCTTCTAGTTTCATGCAAATCTACAATCGGGGCAGTCTTCTGGTTCAACACAATGACCATGATAAGTTCTTTCACAGTCCTCATATTCGGGAAGCGTTGAACAACTAGCTAATATAATTACTATCAGTAAGATTTTCTTCATATTTCTCCTTAAATTTACCCATAGAATAATCTTCTCCAACTTCAAAGTCACAACCAATAGGACAATCGGGTATAGACATACCTCTATCTTTTTGTATACAACTTTTTAGAATAGCACTATATTGTTCTATGTATTCTTCTTCCACTTCTGCTAATACTGAATCGTGTACCAACGCAAATATCTTCATTTGCTTTTGCATACCAGCTTCTTTTATCTGCTTCTGTGCATCAATAGCGCCAAGTAAGTTTACATCAGATGCAATAGACTGAACTAAAAAGTTTACTCCAGACCTTACTTCATGTGTCGCTATACCTCTATCTTTTGAGAATACGTTTGGTAATCTTCTCTTTCTACCGAAGAATGAGTATAGAAAACCATTGTCCTCAATAAATTTTTTCTGACTATCCAACCATCTTTTTAATCCAAAAAATTGTTGAAAGTAATCATCAATAACTTCTTTTGCTTCTGTGGTACTAAAATATTTACCACTATCCTTACTTACTTGTTCACTAATCTTCTTTGGACCTGCACCATACATTATTCCAAAAGTAACAGCTTTTGCCATTTGTCTTTCTGTAGAATAATGAGTTGCAACTTCATCTACTTCGCAGGGTAGATTGAATACTAACTTAGCAATATTACTATGAAAGTTGCCTCCATTTTGGAATACTTGTTGCAAAGCTTTATCTTTTGCAAGAACTGCGGCACAATAAACTTCTGCTGTTGTTAAGTCCATTGCAACTATCTTTTTGCCTTCTCCTGCTTTTATACACCCTTTGACAATCGGATTATCTCTAGGTATTTGTTGCATATTCATTTTACCACTAGAAGATAGTCTGCCTGATGTTGTGCCATGCAGATTAAAATTAGTTCTTAGTCTACTATCTCTATCTAGTTGTGGATAAATTTTATCAAGATAAGTTGATTTAATTTTTACTTTTTGTCTTATGTCTAATACTAGTTGTGGTATCTCATGCTTGAGAGCTAGTTCTTTTAATACTTCTGCATCTGTGCTATCTGCTCCTGTTCCTGTCTTTTTACCTGTAGGTTCTAGACCTATGTAATCAAACAAAAGAGAACGAAGTTGAACTGTGCTATTTGGATTAAAGTCTTTACCTTGATTTATTTCAAACTGTTGTACTGCTTCGTACTCATATAGTTTTTTAACTGCCTCATCAATATTATCTTGCATAAGATGAGTCGACATTTGTAATCTGTCTTTATCAAAAGGCACTCCATTATCTTGTATATCAATTAGAAACTTAGTTCCCTCTATGAGAATATCTTTATATACTCCATATAATCTTTCATTCTTTACTAGAGCAGTTTCAAACTTTCTAAATAGTAAGAACGTACAAACTGCGTCCATAGCAGCGTAGTCTTTCATTATATCAAAAGGAATCATATCCCAACTAAAGTCACTTTTTAGTATTCCATTTCTTCTACAGTAATCTTGAATCCACTCATACATTGGTTTCTCGTAATCACCATATGGCGTATACTTAAGAGATAATTGTTTTAGACCGTGTCCTCCTGGATTTTCATCTAACATATAATGTAGTAGCATAGTGTCTTCGAATCTTGGAAACTTAAATCCAAAATGATAACTGAAGAAAGCAATATCAAACTTAGCATTATGAAATACTACTCTTTTCTTATCAAAGAGTTGTTGTAAAAGTTTTTCTGCTTTTTCATCTATACAGTCTGTGTTTATATATGCTCCATGCTCATCTTCATAGGATAAACTAATACCTATCATATATCCATCTCTTGGATATAGTCCTGATGTTTCTGAGTCAAGTGCAATGAAATCATTGTCATGGTCTAGTGCCTTCTCTAAAAATACATAGAGGTCACTGCTTTCTGTAATACCATAACATTTGTCTTTTCCTAGCTTTGCCTGTTTTAGTTCTCCTGTAATATACTTTTTAATATTCTCACATGATTCTTCCCAAGTCTTTTTAGCCTCAGGTTTAAAAGCAAGCATTGCTGGGTTTATTACTGGTAGAAATTTATCATTCACAACTCTACCACTATATTCTGTTACTGAGTTTTCTTTTGTATAATGTTTCAATGCTTCTGAGCCTATAAGTATTATCCAGTCGTAGCTATCAATATTTACTTCTAAGTCTACATCTCGTTTTAATACTTTCTTTACTGATGGGTCAGAACACAATGCCATTCTATCAAATTCGAACTCATTATTAAATAATTTTACATAGTCATTACGACTAGGTTTACTTTCTATTAATGCTATCTTAGCCATATAATTGTTCCTTTAATTGTTTTACTTTATCTTTTGTTAATGCTCCTGCGTCACCTAAGCTAACAGGAATTTTTACGTTTGTATGTAATATTTCTGCAATATCACACATTTCTTCTAATTTTGTTGCAGCGTCTTGTCCTGCTTCATCGGGGTCAAACATTATATCAACTTGTGATATTCCCTGCATTTTTAATAATTTTAGTTTATCAACATCTATATTTCTTGTGCCAAAACAACACATAACATTTTCTAACCCTTTGTCATGCAAATTTAGCATATCAAATATGCCCTCTACTAATATTACTCTACCTTTTATAGAACGAACTCGACTAGGATATAACGGCATAATCGCTTTTGGGGGGTGGATTAAATACTTGGGAACATCAGTTGGTGACTGTGTTCTGCAGTTAAATGCCACTATTCTCCCAGTCAAGTCCTTGATTGGAAAAGATATTCTGCCAGTAAAAGGTTTATCTGGGTGTAAAAATGCATCAAACTTTTTGTATGTATCAGGTTTGATTGTTCTCCAGTTACCTACATAAGGCATAAAATCTTTTGGCATCTTCAAACCTATCGAAGACGCTCTTTTTTCTTCTATCTTTCTTCTAACTTTCTCTCTACGAATATCTAATGGGTTTGATGGTGCATCAAAGTGATTAAATAAGTTTCCCTTAAAGCCACAAGAAAAACAGTTAAATACTCCTGTAATTCTATCTATTCTCATACTTGGATTGTTGTCGTCATGGTCTGGACTTAAACACCTAACAATCGCATCTGCAGGTGATAATTTATATTCTATCTTTCTTTCTTGTAATAATTCTTCTACTGTCATTCTACCTCTACCAATTCCTCTCCGTCTACTGTTACTAGACAAACTTCACACCAACCAAAATCATCATGATTGCATTGTCCATACTTTGCTAATTTTCTTTTATTACTCTCATGCATAGTCTTTACCCAACCATCAGACGTCTCTTGCCATGTCTTTGTGTTTTCATACTCACGTAATTTATTTCTACCCATTTACCACCCAATAAATCATTGAACCTACAAAACCAAACCCTATAATCATTATCATAGTAAATGTTAAAGCATAAAAAAAGTATTCTAAAAATTTCATCAGAATAATGTTTCGTTTATTGCCATAACCATAAACATAAGGCCTAGCATACTAAATTGAATTACTACTGCAACTGCTACTATGAGTAGTTGTTTATCTGCCCACCAATTTAATTCTTTTTCTTCCCACTCTTTAAACTCTTTATCAGTTGCTTCTGCGGGTTTAAAATTAAGTTCTGTTTGTGTAAAATATTTTTCTGACATTACTGCTTGTGCTTCCATTTTAATTTATCTCCTAACTCTTCAAAGTCTGTCATTTTTGTTTTTCCATCTGTGTCATACTCGTAATATTTACTTTTCCATACGAGTTCTGCCATTTGAAACCATATTGCTATAGCCTTATCTCTAAATTCTTTTTCTGACCATAAGTAATATAAGTTCCACCATTCTTTTGTAAATCTACAAACATCTATCTTTTTCTCGTAAAACTCTGGGTTTGTTTTTACTACTTCTACTAATGCTCTCATGCGTTGACTACCTGCTATTGGATAATAGTTTGGCATGCATAGTATTGGATTCATTATTCCATTTTCTACTACACTCTTTACTAGTGGTTCATTTACAGGAACTCTTTCTATATTGTCCATTATCTTGGGTTCATACAATAGAAATCTAACTGTGCATACTTCCCACTCATAGGGAGGCAATGCTACTAAATCTGCTGTTTCTTTACTAATTCTATCTGCTGCCATATTCTTCTTCCATTTGTTCTTCATACATAGGTCTAAACTCTTCAAGTGTGGGTATTTTTATATGCATTTCATTACTTAAATTATACTCATGTAATTTTCTTACATAAAGTATGTATGCTGTTTGTATTTGTTTTTCTGTATATAATATCACTTTATTTTTCCTTTGACCTGTTTTAAGGTCTGAAAATAGTGTGTAGTTATCTCTACATTATATGTCGCTCCATTACGAACTGTTGCTTTTGTTGTATCTTCTAATACATAGTAAGGTATGAGTCCAAACTTTTTATCAGAAAATATTCTATAATTTTTTCCTTTTTCTACTAATGTCATCATATGTCGTCCACGTTTTCTCCTGTAGCCATACTACTTGCTACTTCTTCTCTCTCTTTTGGATTAAGTGCAGACTGCGGACCAATCTTTAGAGTTTCCCAATCGACTACACTTGTAAAACTTTCCATTCTATTACTTCTCATTTTTGTACAATTAAATGTCATACACTCATCTTGCTGTTCCCATGTTTCAAGAGCATAGGCAGCATCTGCCGCATCAAGTATGCCTTTTGCAAATCTAGCCTCTCCACTAGCATCAGTTTGATATGGGGCAAAGAATAATGTTTCATACTCTTGTGCATATAACTTCATTTTTTTACTAACCTCTATTTGTTCGGTCCAATCATATTGTCCTGCACGAGTAGGGGCGTTGTGTCGACGAACTTGGTTCAGGTAATCCACTATAACCACTCCAACATCAAGTTGATTGACTTTTTTATCTAACTCAGACTGTATTTTTGAGAGAGTTAAGGCAGGGTCATAGATAACATCTAACTGCCTTTCTTTGTGTAGGGGTAGCTTTGTTAAGTCTTTATGAAATTTATCAAAGTCATGAGTTTTTTCAAACTCAGACAGTAAATCATGTCCTCCATCAAAACGACCTGCCCACCAGCCTCCGACTAGATTCCATTCTTCAGATGATAACATCTTACTTCTAAGTCTTCTAAGTGGTATTTTTGTCGCTATAGAACATATTCTTTGAAGAATACTTCTACTATCCATTTCTATTGTAAAGTAAAGGGCACTTCTGCCATTCTCATATACATTAGAAGCAATATTACAACAGGTAAGTGATTTACCTGCACCTCGTCGTCCTCCTACTAAAACTAAATCTTTCGGAGAAAATTGTATCTGTGAATCATATTCACTATTAAGTCCTAAAGGTAAATACCTCGCTAGTTCTTTGTCATCTTCAAAAAGAGATATGCTTTGCATACTTTCCTCTGGTGGTTTGACATCTACCTTGTCACTTACTTTTAGAACTATTTCTTGTAGTTGTTCAATATTTTCTTCTGCCGACGCCATTGCAACTGTCTTGTCAATGTAATTATCTAACTCATCTAGAATCTGCACTTGCGCATATTCATTTTTTAGATAGTCTAATAAAAGCCATGCGTCAACCTCGACTTCAACAGTTTCGATTGCAGATATTTTTTCTTGGAGTTGCCTGTCTCGGACTTCATATGACAGGTCTTCGAATTTGGGAAGGTCTTGATAATTATCTATGTGTTTATCTAAGATGTGAAAAATCGGCTGGTACTCGCCAGGTAAGTAATGTTCTTTTAATTTAGACCATGTATCTAAATCTTTCTGAACTATTATTTGTTTAAGTAATGCAGACGCAATATTCACGATAACCCTCTCTCAAAGCATAAAACGGCAGGGACTATATGCCCTGCCGACTAAATGAAATTTGCGTTTAACCTATTTCTTTTTTAGCTGCACCGTTGTAATTAGCACATTGTAAACCTCTTCTGGTTAACATTGTTTTAACGCCTCTTACAGTTTTACCGATTTCATCTGCGATTTGCTCAACAGTCATATCAGTAATATCGATATCAGCAAGAACATCAGCTTTGCTTGAACCTTTAGTTTCCTTTTGTTTTGGAATACCACCAATCTCACCACTTCTAAGTAGAGAAAGAGCTTTACCTCTGATTGAGTTTACTGACTTGCCTAAGGCTTCAGCAATCTCTTCTACAAAAGAACCACCATTTACCATTTCAACAAATGTTGTTTCTTCTTCAGGAGTATAAGTTCTAACAGTTTCTACTTTAGGGGCTGGCTTAACATGTCCTGTTAATTCCATAGAAAGGATTTTTCCTTGAATTGATTTTGCACTAAATGCTCCACTTTCAAAGTTTTCTGCAATTTCTGCATATGTGTATTGTCCTGAGTTATCAGTAACAAAAGCACTTAATGTTGCTTCTTGCTCATCTGAGAATGATTTAGAAGCTGACGCTGAAGCTAATTCAACATCATAACCCATTTTTCTCAATTTAGAACTAACACTTCTTGTAGAAGTTTCTAATTCATCAGCTGCGTCTGCAACCATTGATTGAGAAATAGGTGACTCACTGCCGACGAAGTCTACTAAAGACTGAGTTCTTTCGTCTGTCCATTTTGGTAATGCCATTTTATTTCCTATTTTAAAATTGTTTTTAAGTTATTTGTAATTATTATTCCCATTTCTTCTGCTTTCCTAGTTTTTGCACTTGCTATTCCACTTTCATTAACTAAGATTGTAACATCTTTAGTTAAATTATCTTTTACAATGTAGCCGTAGTTTTCTAATACTTGTTTAGCGGCTGCTTTTGTTGGGTAGCTTTTCAACTTACCTGTAATGCAAACTGTTCCCTTACTGTCAGTAGTGCTGACCTTTACCTGTTTTTCACAAGTAAAAGAAAAGGGTAACTCAAAGTATCTCTGAAAGTGAAATACATCTATCAACCAGTCCATCAGATTCGATGTCGCTTTCGGACCGAGACCTGCCTCTTTACATGTTTCGTAGGTTATATCGCTTATAGCGGATATCTTTTGTGCTAATTTATTAGAGGCACTTCGACCGATTAAGGGTATCGAAAATGCTGGAAGAAGAGTTATTAGGTCGACGCTCTTTGATTTCTCTATCTCTATGTATAACTTCGTACCTAGTTTCTCTGAATCCAACAGAAACGATATTTCTTCTTGGGATAATGAATAAATATCGTGATAATCAGTAAAACCTAGTTTCTCTATTGTAGAGGGACCAAGTCCTTTGATTTTTAAAGTTTTAGCAAAGTGTTCAACACGCTTTGCTGATTTTGCCGAGCAATTAGAACTTTGACAGAACAACTGGTCACCAACAAGTGCAAGTATGCTCATGCATGCTGGACAGTTTGTCGGTGGTATTATTTCTCTCAATGTCTATTTCTCTCAAATATGAATATATTATAACAAACGAGTAACCATTTGTCAAGAATTATTTTTTGGAAAGTGGGATAAAATAAGGGAAGAAATTTTGAAACACTCTGTGTGTCCACCAAATTTCTGAGATGGAGAATAACTATCGTCTTTGAACTTTTCGTGCAGCTCTTGCTCTTTTTTCCAACAGTTATATATGGTATCGTGATAAGTTCTCTGGATTCGTAAATCATAGCCTTTGAATCCACGACTTCTTTTTATAACATGACGCCAGTCTTTTCCACTAGCAATACCAACTTTTATACATTCTCTTTCAAATGTTAATTGATTTACTAGAATAACTCCATATAATACACCTTCTCTTTCTTGCTCGAGAGGGTGATTATTAAAGTAAGTTTGATTATATACTCCACTCATGTTACAAGCATTGGTGTAAAATGTCGGATAAGACCTGATAGTAAGATAAAAACTGCGATAGCATTTAATATTATTAAAGCTCTATCTTTCCACAGTAATCCTACCCAAAGCCAGCCCGATACACCTATCAAAGATAGACATAGGTCTACAAAAGGATACATCTGTGTAGACCTAACTGTAAAACCAGCAATTAAAAAAGCACTAGATGTCCATTTAACATACCATGAGAGGTCTAGTTTAGGTGTTGCACTCTTGTATATTCTTTTACTATTTTCTAGCTCTTCTTTTGTATACTTCATATCTTTATTATGCCAGAAATCCAATTATAGGCTATATCTTCTGCATAATGTAAACTATACGCGTATGCTTTTCTAGTTTCTAATACTTTTTTATTTTGTATTAAGTCTACTTCATATCCATCTGGGGTATGAAAAACATTTGCTTTTTTGTTTTTATCTTCTATGTAAGTTACTAATTCTCTTTGATTCATTCTTCTACTCTCGCTATTACTTGTGGTATTATTTCTCCTGCTCTTATTACTTCTACTTTACACCCTATTTCTAGTCCAAGACTTTCTATGATTGCCATATTGTGTAGAGTTGCTTTGCTTACAGTTGCACCATTTATATTTATAGGCTCTAGAATTGCAACTGGAGATACACAACCTGACTTTCCAACTTGCCATACTACATCAAGTAGAGTTGTTACTACTCCTTCTGCTCTTTTCTTCTTTGCAAAAGCTCCTCTTGGGTGGTGAGAAGTATGTCCTAATTTATCAAAGTAGTTGTTATTTATACATCTCCATACATCTCCATCGTGCGGAAACTCATTGTAATCTGAATCTATACAAGTTTCAAACCCCCACTTACTAACTTGTGCCATATCACTAATATATTCTTCTGTTATATAAGGTTGAATACTATAAGCTATGAATGCCATACTACTTCTTCTTTGATTGAATTCTTCTATGTCTTTTAAATTCAATGCGCCAGCAGCATAGTTTCTTGCGTTTGGTATTTCTGCGAGAGCAACTACTTCTCCTGTAATTTGATAAAACTTTTCATTTGTATCTATTACAGGTGGAACTAATAACATCATTTTTTCTGTAATATCCAATCCTTCTTTACCATCTCCTCTAGTTAATGCTAAATGTAGATGTCCTCTAATGTATTGTAAAGATACAGCAGACCCATCTAACTTAGGTGTGACCACTACTGGTTCTGCACCATAGTCAGGTTTATCTGATATTTCGTATACTTTTTGTAGGGAATACATTGGATATGCGTGAGCTTTGCGCTCACCTGAGACTTCATGTCCTACTTCAAGAGAGTCTAGTTGACTTTCTAGTCGGTCATATACTTCATCTGACATGAAAGGTTGACCATTGTAGTAGGCGATTCTTGCTTGTTTAATTAGTCCTTCTAAATTTTCCATAAATATATTATACAAAAAATTTAAGGAGATGTCAAGTATTATTTTAAGGTAGGTATATTGAATCTAGTAAGTCTTTGAACTCATCTTCTAAAATGGACTTACTTTCGGCGAGAGAAAGGATTTCTACTAATCCTTCAAAAAGTTTTCTACTGTTGTCGAAGTCAAGAGGCATAGTGATACCGTCTTTGCTTGGTTTCCATTCCTCTTCAAAATCCAAGTAATACTTTCTTAGTGAAATATATTCTATTCCTCTAAAAGTATTTATTACAAGTCTGACTTGCTCATGACTTGTGTCTTGAATTATTTTTTCGTAGATTGCTGGAGCGTTAAGGTCAATCATTCCTAATCACTCGGTTAAGAGGCACTATACTTGTAACATTTCTAGGGACAAGTATCCTATAAGAATCCGTATCCCAGCAAAATAATAAAGATGTATGCTGACCTTCTCTTGCTCTATTTCTTTTCTTTCGAATATATTCTGTAGAAAAGTCTCTAGTGCAAACATTGTATTTTAGTTTTCTTGAGTTTTGACTACGATAAGTTATTATTGCATCGCCAGCGTCATCGAGTCTTTTTTCGAACTCTTCCTTTTTCATCTTACCTCCAACTTAATCTAACAAAAAATTTTTTGGATTGTTAAGTTTTGAGGTTGTTTTAAAGGATAAAAGAAAGCAAGACCGAATGCTCAGTCTTGCTTAACTATCATACACTACTTATTTAGGGTTTCGATGATTCCAGCAAAGTAAACAGCTGCTTTACCTGTAAGTTTAGATATAATTGCAGCATCAACTTCTTGACCAGCATCACTTATTGTTGAAGTTAGCTTGTCTTGTGCGTCTGCTACGCTTACCCGACCTCCTCCAGTAGAACCTGTTGAAGTTCTAGCTGCTGGAGTTTTTCTTACATAAACACCTGCCTTTGTTAAAATCATTCTAACACCATTTGGGGATTCACCGAGCTCTTCGGCTATATCTTTTACAATCTCCATTGATGTCTCAGGTGTAGGTTCTCCGTCCTGATACATCTCGACTGCTTGTGATTTCATTTCATCTGTCCAAGGCATTTTTCTTTTCCTCCTAATTTTGGAAAATTTTTGTTCGTATTCATCAATTGAGGTAGTACTACGGTAGCCTGGACACCAACCTGTGGTATCTAGCATTTGTTGGTAATATCTATCACTCATAATTTGACTTCTTTTTAATATAAATATATTATATAAAAATTGAAACCATTTGTCAAGAAATATTTTTCGTTTGGATTAACCAAAATGCTTACGAATAGCTTCAAGCTTATCTTCTGCGTGTGCTAATTTTTCAACCTCAGTTTCGATTGCCTGCACTATTTCAGGGTGTTCTCCGATACCAACTACTTGTCTTTCATATGCTTTTATATTAGCAAAAGACACAGCTATATCTCCCTCTAGTTTTTTACATAGTGCTTCTAATAGATAATTCATTGATTATGTTTCCTGTATTTTGTTTTTCTCTCCCAGTCTTCTATTGCACTTTTTATACTGCCTTCTGCTAACACAGAGCAATGTAATTTAATTGGAGGTAGCTGTAGTGCCTCAGCTATTTCTTTATCTTTTACAAGTTTAGCCTCTTCAATAGTTTTACCTGTTAACATCTCTACAAACATTGTGGAACTTGCAATTGCACTACCACACCCATAAGTTTTGAACTTAACATCAATAATTCTATCGTCATCATCTAATTTTAACTGTAATTTCATTACATCACCACATGCAGGAGCTCCAATCATTCCTGTTGCAACCATGGGGTCTTTAGGGTCAAATCGACCTACAGAGTGTTTTGCTGGGTTATTTAAAACACTCTCAAATCTATCTACCACTTCTTTACTATATGCCATTATCCTCTCCTCAATACTGCTTCGCAAAAGTCTACTAAAAAGTTCTCTCTTGCTTTCTCTGAAAGTAAAGGATAGATTAAAAAAGGTGAAGCAATAAGAAAAATAATTAGCGAAGATATATATCCTGCTACTGTTCTTTTTATTATTATGTTATTTTTATCTATCACTTTAATAAGTTTCAATGCTGGTATCATCAATCTAATTATAGATAATATCCATGCAGATAACCAATATGCTAAAATATATTCCACGTGTCCTGAATCCATATAAATAACAAAGGAAGTCCTATCCATGCAAAGAAGTATAAACCAAAAAATGTAATTACATCTATCATAAGTACTCCTTTATGTGTTCCAGACTACCTAGCTCATAAGCCAAAGCAAAGCTAGTATATCCTGTTCTTGTTCCGTCAAGATGAGGAAAATATGTTTTAGAAGTATCGCATGGTTCTAATACCCATAATCTGTAAGAATGAGATTCATACTTATTAGACATACCATAATCTTCTACAATTTCTGCAAATTTATTATCTCTAGGACTCCACACTTTTTCTCCTACTTCGAAAGTTTCTTTTACACATTGCTCAGGGAGCAGTGCATTTCTTCTTCCTTTGTAATCTGACTCTGCTAATTTTTGTGGAATACCTAATCGTTCTATCACTGATTTTATAAATGCAGGTGAACGATAAAGTTGTTTTGCTATATTCATAATATTATCTCCTTCAAGATAATACTCTATAATTTGTTTCTTTTCGCTTTCTGTTAATCCTTTACCTTTGTTTTGATTTTTTCTTAGCTCTCTATATTGCATGGTATCTTCATGCTCTTGTATGATATTAGCAAGTCGAGTAGTATTATAACTTATATTAAGTATACTACAAGCCTCTTTCTTTGTTATTGGCTTTTCTGCTCTTAGTAATTCTATAACATGAGAAATATTAGTTTCTGTTAATTTTTCATGTTTTTTAGTCTTTATCATAGTGTTCCATTCCTAATAATATGATTGCATAATGAACTACTTTTAGTAAATCATCTTGGTTATATCCGTTCTTTTTACCATACCGTTGTGCATATTTAATTATATTTCCAATACAAAACCCTGTTCCATGACCTGCATCAAATATAAACTCAGTAGATTCTGTTTTATCTTGTGAGTAATGAGATTCATAAGTTGACCTTATGTAATTATCAATCCAATTTAATACTTCTTCTTCATTAAATTTATTTCTCATCAGTTAGCAACTCAACTAAAGATGAGTAGCCTCCGATTTTTTCTCCATTAAACATTATTTGTGGAAAAGTTCTTGCAGTAGGAAACTCTTTCATCATTTCCTCTCTATCAAAATCTTCTCCAAAAACTTTATATTCTACTGCGCAACCTTTATCTATTGCTAGATTTTTAGCCATTGTGCAATAAGTGCAACTAGGTGTGCTATAAATTACTACTGTATTTTTCATATAATCATTCCATAATTCGTTTATTTTGCTGTTATCCTTTGTTCATAATCAGCAAAATCTTCATTCCACCAATGGGGTTTATCTCTATAAGACCAACTAGCAAAAGTAGCTTTATCAAGATGATAATAATCTCTATACGATTGTATTGGATTATCATAGTCTTTCAATTCATCAGGCATAGCTAGTCCAAATGTTGTAAACCCTTTCTTTGGTAAGTTTATTGGGTCGGGTAGTTTATTTACTACTTCCATAACCGATTTATGTAATTTACCGTATCTGTAATGATACTCATCATTTAATGCGTTTGCATAGCAATGAACCCACTCATGGTTCTCTAGCGATTCTCTCGCCCAGATAGTGCATGGGTGGTTATACATCATTGGTAAATAGGGGTAGGGTCGTTCCTCTAATGGTAAATGCTTTATTTCAGCTTTTAATTTATTAAGGACTTCACGCTCTTCAGCGTTAAGTGCACGAGGAACATACCCTAAATATCTGTCGATATAGATAGTTGTGCAAAGAATTTGCGCTGCCTCGAGGGGCATTTTTACGATATGTTTATCTACATGAAACTGTGCTGCTTTGTCTAAGTCTTGGTCTAAATAAAATAGATTCATAACTTAT